GGAAATAATATTGTTAACCAAGTTGCAACTGAAGGTTCCGTTAATTACTTTTCGAGTGGACCTGTTTATAGTGGTGGTGTTGGTTCATTACAAACAACATCTTTATTAAACACACCATATTTTTTGAACTCAATACAAGAAGGTGTCAATAGAGTTAAACAGAATTTAAATAATCCTTTTGTTAAATCGGCATATCTTTTTCTCAATTCACTACCTTTGAGTACCCCAAGTGAAAAGTATAAAAGTTCGGCTGGCTCAACTGAAGAAAATTTAGATTATATATTTTCTTGTTTCAAAAAGTATTCCGCGATTCATAAAATACCATATTCGTTAATTCTTAAATATGGTTCAATATGGTATCGTTACAAACGATATATAGAAGATAATGTTGATATTTTGGATGACGTATGGACCGATTTCAATTATCTAAATAATTACGACCCAATTTCATCTGCAGCAACCACAACATACACCTTCACAGGAATAGGAGACACTCAGGCAACTACAATCACTTTACAAAATCAAGTGTCAGCAAACACAACTACGAAATCCGTATTTAATTTAGGTTTTTACCCCAAATTAATAAACGATTTTTCGTTTTTCTTCAATGGATATGATGTAATTAGTGGAACCTCATATACAAATGAAGCCATACAATCAGCGATAGATAAATACTCACTCCAAGTTAGAAGAGAAGGTTTCGCGAACCTAAGTCAAGGATTCGATACAACAAATACAGGTAGAACATTGACGATGAATTATTGGTCAGTATACCTGCCAAATGAAAGAAAAACCTCATTGTTCCCTATACCATCTTTTGGTAATACTTTCAATCAAACATTTAATGAGTGTTTTACAAATTTATCTTCAACTGTGTCGTCGCCAACTTTATCCATCGAAGTTTTGGATAATAAAAATATGTACAACGGTTCCGCTAGAGTATTTTGGTCGGCACCAAACTACGGATACTTTCAAAATGAAAGTTTAAACAAACCGGCACCTGACGAGTACTTGAAATCCTTGTATATTAATACCGATTCACAAGAAAATTTTTTATTAAATGGTACAAGTGGATATACTAAAATATATGATTTAATACCAACATTCAAAAAGACGATACTAGATTATTTTGAGGATTTGTTTTTGAAATTCTGTGCTAATAGATATGACTTCAAACCAATGGTGGACACACCTGCTAATGGTACTTTTGGTGAAGTTGAAACTTCATATCAAAATTTTCATATTTTATTTAATAAGATGTGTGAAATACAACTACCAAGTGGGCAAATATCATTCAACGATATAAATTCAGTAAAGGAACAACAGTTCAATAACTTCCAAAGTTTATTAAATGGTTTCATGACTTACGATGTTTTATTAAAAATAGGTAACGTTTCTAATTTTGATAAAATTACTTTTTTATCTTTGGTTTCACCAAACACCGTTAATATAAATCCAAATTCAGGTATTGATTCGGTTTATAATCCACTACAATTTAGGTCATACAATGCTAATACACCAAACGCTTTACCGACAATTAATAATGGAGTAACACTTTTACAATCAAAAACAGTATATCCTGAAGCTTGGAAAGCGTTGAATTTATATATTGGAGATACTACAGTCGAAAAAATAAAATTCACCGACACTGGGTCAACAGTTTTTGATTTCTTCATTGATAATGATATAGAGTTTACTGAGTTTAATGTGACTAAATTATACCCTCTTATCAGGATATATGCGACTCAGAAATCAAAAGATGAGAACTATAATAAAGTTAAGTTCTTTCAAGGAATAAATGAGTATATTGCATCATCAGTAGAATTACAAAATTCTAGTTTTGATTACATGATGAATAAACTTAACACTTCATTACCCTCGGTTAATGAAACCCCTGTCAGAGAAGTGGTTAGTGAATTGTTCGGAACTCAGGCAAAAGTTGAGTTGTGGGAAACATTAAAAGCACTTAACGATAAGTGGATAGCGGGAATAGATTTGAGTAATAGAACATTATTTGAAGATGTGTTGTTGTTGGATAGAGCAAGTAGAGACATCGGAGATAAAATCTTGATAGATGTAAATAGGTTGAATGACCTACTCTCTAATCTGAATATGAAGAGTAATATGTTAGCGTATGTGAAAACAATACTACAAGAAAACAACTTTCAGATGATGCCTCTACCGGCATACGTTAATTTCTACAACGTAGACACCCCAAGTAAAAACCCTGAACCAAAATTGGAGGGAAGTTTGGAATTTGCAAATTCGTTATTTGGAACATTCACCTCTGTCGATTATAGAAAGTCCACTTCCAAAATGGTTTGTCTTTATGCGGGTAAACCGTCTGAACACTTGGACCTAAAAGGTCAGTATAGATTCAAAAATGATGGTTTTAAATTGGAAAGAGTTGGTGAAGTACCATTGGTCGAGGACCAATCAGGAAAAAAGAATTGGGGTATGTCAAATAGAGTCGTCGGATTTAATGTCGATATCGGAACTACTAATCAAAATATATTCACAAATTTTTCAGTTTCCCAAGACGCAGGAAAGGCGACTTCAGAATCATTGGCGATAATTTCAGATATGGGTAGCGCAGCATCAGGTAAAAGAAGCTCAACGCAAAACGTTTCATTATATAATTTGTATAAAAACAGGTCATATTCATGTTCTGTAAGTATGATGGGTAATGCGTTAATTCAACCAACGATGTACTTTAACTTGAGACACGTCCCTATGTTTAGCGGTCCATATATGATTATGGAAGTAGAACACAATATTACACCAGGAACTTTCGATACAACGTTCAAAGGAATAAGACAAGCAATTTATTCTTTACCTAAATTGGATTCATACCTACAAAGTATGAGAGAAAGTTTAATTACCTCTATAATAGATAAAGCCAAACAAAATAAAGATGTCAAAAACCAATCTTCGGCAAATACTCCTGAACAACAAACAACATCTAATTCCAATAACACCAATCAATCTCAGGTAAATCCAAATGGTGAATGTGAAAAAAATACACCATATCAAAAATATGAAAGTACAACTCCTGTACCGAAAGAAATTAATTTTAAAGATGCTTTGAATTCATTAACCGCGATAACCCAAAGTAGTTATTCTGACATTTCTAAAAGAAATAAGGCAAACTATCTAATATGGTCTATAATGTATTTATCAAGTTCGACATCTACTACATTTAAGGGGAATAATTGGAATATGGGAGCTATAAGGTTGAATGTCAAAGAAAATAACAAAGAGTTTGACTATGGAATTAGAGATATTTACTTCGAGAAGAAATTCTTCTGTTTACAAAATAATAATACTCAAAACTCATTCGCTTCATTTGTTGATTTTGAAAATTTCATATCTTTCATGTCAGCTTCATTAACTGATAGAACAACAAATGTTATTAAATTTAAAGATGGTAATGCATTTATAAAGTCCGAAGACGATATGGCCGAAAGTTTTGCTAAATTTATAACAAACCTTTGGCCTAATAAAAAAGAAAGTGATTTATTCACAAGTCAAAAAAATTCTGACTTCATGAAAAATAGAATAAAAACAATAAAAGAAGGAATTAAGGTGGCAAAAAATTTAGGTTTATAATTTACAATAAACCGTGATATTTATATATAAAAATAAAATATGAGCTCAGTTAAAAATATATTGGATAGTTACCTTGGTAAGAATACAAGGGTATCCGAAAAAGATTTAGGTAATGGTTCAAAACAAGTTTGTGATTTGGACAGCGGAGAATGCTACACTGTAAGAATTAAAGACGGTCTTATCGAAAGAGTAGATAATACAATGAATCAATCAAAAAAGATTCAAGTAGAAACCGCATCAGGAATAAAACAATTATTGAATGGATAAAAAAATGAGAGTAGATGAAAAAATTTTAGAAGAACTTAGACGATATAATCAGATTAATTCGTATATAAATGAACAAGATGCGTTAGATGTCCCACCTCCTGCAGATGCCCCTCCGTCAGACCCTTTAGCGGCCGCAGACCCCGCAGCGGCAGGTGCAACACCACCTCCTGGTGGTGCGGCGCCAACACCTCCGGCCCCTCCCGCAGAACCAACTCCAATTGACCCAGCAACAGACCCCGATGTTGAAAAAATCGGACCTGAAGGGAAGTCAGAAGAAAAGGAAGGTGATGAAACCGAAGAAATGGATATTACTGATTTGGTAACATCACAACAAAATATTGAATCAAAACAAGAGGAATATTTTAATAACCTTTTTGGGCAGTTGGAAACCCTACAAAGTAAGTTGGGTGAGATGGATAAACTAGTTTCCAAAATTGATTCGTTAGAAGCGAAAGTTGAAAAATACAGACCAAAATCGGCTCAAGAAAAACTCGAACTTAGAAGTTTAGATTCAGGACCTTACAATCAAAAACTTTCAGATTTCTTCGTAGATAAAGAAGAAGAAATGGAAAAATCAGGAAAAAATGAATATATTTTAACAACCGATGAAGTTAAAGATTTTTCACCATCAGAAGTTAGAGACAGTTTCAGAGATTTTCCTGGTAATCAAAAACCTGTTGAGGTTAAATAACTTAAATAATATTCTATTAGAAGGGTGCCCCAAAAGCACCCTTTTTTATTTGACAACCACTTTAAAACACTTATATTTCTAAAACAATTTAACAATCTAATATATAATTTATGGCGACAAATGCAATGGATGCTGTTTTGGCTCAGTATGAAAAACAACAAAAGTCAAGTACGTCTTCTGGCTCAAAGATGAGTCAAGACGAGAGAATGAAAAAATACTTTGCAGCCGTTCTCGGCGACAAAGAAAGTCAAGGGACAAAACGTCTTCGTATCCTTCCAACAAGTGACGGAAGTTCACCGTTCAAGGAGGTATGGTATCACGAAGTACAAGTAGACGGAAAATGGGTAAAACTGTATGACCCAGGTAAAAACGACAATGAACGTTCACCACTTAATGAACTATTCGAAGAATTGATGTCAACAGGTAAAGAGTCTGACAAGAAACTCGCAGGAAACTACCGTTCTCGTTTATTTTATATTGTAAAAGTAGTTGACCGTGACGCAGAACAAGACGGACCAAAGTTTTGGAGATTCAAACACAACTACAAAAAAGAAGGTATCTTGGACAAAATCATCCCAATTTGGAGAGCAAAAGGTGATATCACTGATTCAGAAAAAGGTCGTGACCTCTTATTGGAACTTACCAAAACAAAGGCAAACAACGGTAAACCTTATACCGTAATTCAGGCGGTTATGTATGATGACCCCCAACCATTACACGAAGATGTCGACACTCAAAAAACTTGGTTAAGTGACGAACTCACTTGGGCTGACGTGTATTCAAAAAAACCTGTTGAGTATTTAGAGGCAATCGCTCGAGGAGAAACTCCACATTGGGATTCAGACGCAGGGAAATACGTTTACGGTGACTCATCCGTAGGTACAACATCTTTAGGTGGTTTTACTCCTTCAGTTGAAGACCCACAACTAATGGAAGCTCCTGACGAGGACTTACCTTTCTAATCAAACAAAATCATAGGATGGACATTTACTTGGACAAAGTGTCCATCCTTTATTATATTTAATTAATTTAACTTAATATCATGGACAAAATCAGACAAAAAATGTACGAGGCCCTTAAAAAGAAATATGAGGGTGAAATGTTGGATGCCGAAGCATCATTACTTGTTTATTTCACAAACCCTGTTGGTATCGGAGAACACCCACAACATATTGAAGAAATGGACAAGTTAATTGAGAAACGAGCAAACGCACAAGACAAACTCGAAAACTTGGAACAATTCTACAAATACGAAATTTAATATGGCTTTAAAGAAAAAAGAAATCGGATTAAGTAGTATTAAAGATAAGTTTTCTACTAAAACAAAATATAAACCCGAAAGTTATTATAATTGTGGTGAAGCCTTTATGGAGGCTTGTGGATTACCAGGTCCAGTTATGGGAGGTATTAATATGTTTTTGGGTCACTCAAACTCATCTAAAACTACCGCAATGATTTTGGCAGGAGCGGATGCTCAGAGAAAGGGACATTTACCTGTTTTCATTATAACTGAAAAGAAATGGTCATGGTCTCATGCGGTTGAGTTGGGTTTACAAGCGGAACAAAATGAAAATGGTGAGTGGGATGGTCAATTCATCTTTAATGACAGTTTTGACTATGTTGAACAGGCTACCGATTTTATAAATGAAGTTATTGATGCTCAAGAGAAGGGGGACATATCTTATAATTTATTGTTTTTATGGGACAGTATTGGCAGCATTCCTTGTAAAATGACATTTAACGGAGCCGGAGGAAAAATGCATACGGCTGGCGTATTGGCGGATAAAATTGGTATGGGTATCCATTCTAGAATATCTAAATCAAAAAAAGAAGATTATTTGTATTATAATACCTTAGTTGTAATCAACCAACCTTGGGTTCTTCCTGCGGATAATCCTTTTGGTCAACCGGAAATTAAAGCCAAGGGCGGAGAGGCTTTATGGTTAGCTTCAAGTGTTGTATTTTTGTTTGGTAACCAAAAAAAGGCGGGAATTAGTCACATTGACGCGACTAAAAATGGAAGGAAAATATCTTTTGCGATTAGAACCAAAATATCAATATTAAAAAATCACGTTAACGGATTAGGATACAAGGACGGTAAAATAATTGCGGTGCCACATGGTTATATTGCGGACACAAAAGACGCTTTAGAAAAATATAAAAAAGAATATTCTGATTATTGGGTAACAAAATTGGGGGATTCTTATAATTTGGAGGAAACTCAAGACGCAGAGATTGAAGAATAAAAAAGTTGTAATTATTCCACTTTTTACTAATTTGTAGATATTTATTAATATGGGAAGAAAGAAAATAAACGAAATTGAAAAAAAAGTTAAAATAGGTGTATCTGTTGACCCAGAATTACCTCAATACTTTAAAGATAAATCAATAAATCTATCTTCCCTCGTTAATAAACTATTGAAAGATTATATTAAAAATGGAAACTAAAGTTTGTAGTAAATGTGGGATTGAAAAACCATTTTGTGAATTTTATAAAAGGAATGACAATAAAAGCGGTTATCGTAAGGATTGTAAATTGTGTTTTAATTTTAAAAATGCCGATTACAAAAATAAAAATTTAAATAAAATTAAGAAAAAAGCTCAAGAAAGATTCCAACAAAATAAAAAAACTATCTTAGAAAAAAAACAAAATTGGAGAAAAAATAACCCCGAAGAATATAAAAAACAAACAAAAAAATATTATGAATCAACCAAAGAGGGTCAGTCAATAAAAAAGAAAATTTGGATTGAAAATAATAGGGAAAAGTATAACAGTTATTGGACAAATAGAAAAAAAGAAGACCCCGAATTTAAACTACTATCAGGAATGAGAAGTAGATTATCTTCGTATTTAAAATTACACAACATAACTAAGAACAACAAAACATTTGACATCGTCGGTTGTTCACCTTATCATTTGAAAGAACATTTAGAAAAACAATTTGTAAGTGGTATGACTTGGGAAAATAGAAACTTATGGCACATAGACCATATAATTCCTTTATCATCGGCGAAAACGGAAGACGAACTTTATCAGTTATGTCATTACACGAATCTCCAACCACTATGGGCGGATGAAAATATTAAAAAGAGTAACAAAATTATTGTCTAACAATTTAAAAACAATTAAGTGACAAAAACACTTTTAGTTGATGGTAATAACCTTTTGAAAATTGGGTTTTACGGGGTAAAGGAGTATTATCATAAAGGTGAACACATCGGAGGTATTTATCATTTTTTAAATACCCTCCGAAGGTTCATTGAAGAACAAAACTTTGATAAGGTAGTTGTATTTTGGGACGGTGACTCAAACTCATCGGCACGAAAACTCATATACCCCAAGTATAAGGAAAACAGGACCTCAACCGAGACGGACCAAAAGAAGGAATCATTTTACAAACAAAAAGAACGAATCAAACAATATTTGGAAGAGATGTTTGTAAGACAGGTTGAAGTAAATAACAACGAGTCCGATGATTTGATTGCATATTATTGTCACATATCGGAAGACGAACAAAAAACAATTTTTTCATCAGATAGGGATTTAACACAACTAATTTCTGAAAAGGTCTCTGTATATTCACCCCAACAAAAAAGAACGTATAAGATGGGTGATATGATTAAAAATAAGGACTTGGAGTTTCCCCACTATAATATCAAAACAACCAAAATTGTTTGTGGTGATACGTCAGACAATATCGATGGTATTCGTTTGATGGGAGAAAAAACTTTGGTGAAATTATTTCCCGAGATACTTGAAAATCCCATCACCTTTAGTGATATTTTGTCAAAAGCAGAACAACTCCTCAAAGAGGACAAAGAAAACACGGCCCTTAAAAATCTACTCACAGGTAAAACAAAAGACGGAATTTATGGTGAAGAATTTTTTGTGATTAATCAAAAGATAATTGATTTGTCTGAACCACTTATCACAGACCAAGGTAAAACTATTGTTGAAGAATATTATAAAGAAACCTTGGACCCTGATGGTAGGGGGTATAAGAACCTAATCAAAATGATGATGGATGACGGAATATTTAAATTCCTACCCAAAACCGACGATGCGTGGGTAGAATTCTTAAGACCAATAATGAAACTAACAAGAAAAGAAAAAAAGAAATTCAAAAATCAAAAAAACTAATTATGAAAGAACAAGATTCAACCAAGTTGGAGTTTTTACTCAAAGTTAATGGAAACATTATCGTACAACGATTTTTCAATGTTAGGGGTTATAATCACAAAGCCCGTAACTCAATGGAACTTCACGATTACATTTCTGAATTCATTGACGGGTTTAAGTCCGACTTACGAGTGAGAACCGCATCTTATATGCTAGACAATATGTATGACATATATGAGAATCCACAGATTATGGAAACATCAATTATCGAGGGTCCAGAGAGTTTTTCACTTATGATTAAAAACGGAGATAACGTGTTATACAATCGTTACCTCGACGCGAAGATTTACCCCCCAAAAGTTAGATACACCGTAGACCTCCGCCCAAAATTAAAGTCGATTCTGAACACCCTGACAGAGATTTTTTCGACAAAAAAATTAACTTTGGAATATTCGGATTATAGTTTAGATGTGTAATATTTATCAATACATCAAGGAGATTTTATATGGCGACCGAGAAAAATTTTGAATATTTAGGACAATCATTTCAATTACAATTACTTAATCAGATTGTTGTAGATAAGGACTTCGCCCACTCTATTGTTGATGTTATTGAACCTAGTTATTTCGAGAACAAATACTTCAAAATCATTTTACAAATGGTTAAGGAGTATTATAAGAAATACGAAGTTACACCATCTTTTGAAACTCTAAATCAGATTACAAGGAGCGAACTACCTCAAGAAATGGTAGCGAAAGTTGTACTCGATACTGTGAAAAAAATCAAGGACGTTAACATTGACGGTCCACAGTTCGTACAAGAAAAGGCTTTGAAGTTCTGTAAACAACAAGAAGTTTCAAAGGCTATGACAAAGGCTCAAAAAATTATCGACGGAGGGGAGTTTGAAAGTTATGACACAATCGAAGAATTATTTAAATCCGCATTACAAGTGGGTGAAAGAGAGACATCCCTTATGGATGTGTTCTCAAATTTGGATGAGGTATTGAATGAGGATTACAGACACCCAATACCTATGGGTATCCCAGGTATTGACAGATTATTAAAAGGTGGTTTGGCAAAAGGAGAAATTGGTGTTATCTTAGCACCTACGGGTGTGGGTAAATCCACTTTACTAACTAAAGTAGCAAACCATGCGTTTAATATGGGATACAATGTGTTACAGATATTCTTTGAAGACAACCCAAAGATTATTCAAAGAAAGCATATTGTCCTATGGACAGGAATACATCCCGACGATTTAACACTTAAGAAAGAAGAAGTTTTGAAAAAGGTAAAAGAAGTTGAAGGAACTATGAATAATAAGTTAATTTTGCAAAAATATGCTTCCGATACTTTGTCTATGAATCAAATCAAAAACTCAATCCGAAAGTTAATTGCTGACGGACAACAAATCGATATGATTTTATTGGACTACATTGATTGTGTTTTACCTGACAGACAACTTGAAGATGAGTGGAAAAGTGAGGGGTCAGTAATGAGAGGGTTTGAAGCGATGTGTCACGAACTATCTTTGGTGGGTTGGACTGCAACACAAGGAAATAGGTCATCTATTTCATCAGAGGTCGTAACCACAGACCAAATGGGAGGTTCAATTAAGAAAGCACAAGTAGGTCACGTTATCATATCGGTGGCGAAAACATTACAACAAAAAGAGATGAAATTGGCAACAATTGCGATTACAAAATCTCGTATCGGTGACGATGGTGTCATCTTTGAAAATTGTAAATTTGATAATGCAATGTTAGAGATTGATGTTGAATCATCCACAACATTCTTGGGTCACGAAGAAAACCAAGAAGAGAAGCGTCGTCAAAGAATGAAAGAATTGATGGATAAAAGAAAAGAAAAACAACAAGTTAATTAATTATGGAAAAAATATTAAAAGAGAACCCTAACAGGTTTGTCATATTCCCTATTGAATATCACGACATTTGGGATTTTTACAAAAAACATCAGTCGGCATTTTGGACCGCTGAGGAAGTGGATTTGAGTACGGACATTAGAGATTGGGAAAAACTATCAGAAAATGAAAAGTATTTCGTAAAAAATGTGTTATCGTTTTTTGCCGCCTCTGATGGTATCGTTAACGAGAACTTGGCTGAAAATTTCTACAGAGAAGTTCAGTATCCCGAGGCTAAGTTTTTCTACGGATTTCAACTCGCGATGGAAAACATCCACTCACTGATGTATTCATTATTAATTGATACATATATTAACGACCCCAAAGAAAAGTTGGAATGTTTCAGAGCAATCGAGCATCTCCCTGCGGTTCAAAAGAAGGCGAATTGGGCTCTTAATTGGATTAATAACGCATCTTTCCAAGAAAGGTTAGTTGCTTTCGCAGCGGTTGAGGGTATCTTCTTTTCAGGTTCATTCTGTTCAATCTTTTGGTTAAAATCAAGAGGTATTATGCAAGGATTGTGTAACGCAAACGCCTTGATTTTCAAAGACGAAAACCTACATTGTGATTTCGCAATTCATTTATTTAACAATCATATAGAAAACAAAATATCAGAAAAAAGAATCAAGGAGATATTGTTGTCAGCACTTGAGATTGAGAAGGAATTTATTACAGAATCATTACCTGTTTCATTAATTGGTATGAACCAAAACCTAATGAAACAATACTTGGAGTTTGTTGTTGATGGACTTTTAGTTAAATTTGGATGTAAAAAAGAATTTAACGTAGAACAACCATTTAAATTTATGGAACAAATTGCTGTAGAAACCAAAGGTAATTTCTTTGAAAGTAGAACTATCGAGTATCAAAAAGCAAAACTTAACGAGGCAATCTCATTTGATGAGGATTTTTAAATTATAAACTATGTCATTAACAATTATTAAAAAAGGTGGGGAAGAAGTAGCCTTCAACCCCACCAAAATATACAACCGTATTAAAAAGGCGTCTAAGTCACTTAACGTAAATTCAGACGAAATATTCATTAAAGTAATCACATCCGTTCCAACTGAAGGTAAAATCACCACTAAGGATTTGGACAAGTTGGTTTATGAGATTTCTGCAGCTTATACTGGTAGTCACTACGATTATAGTAGATTGGCGGCTACCGTTGCGATTTCATCATACCACAAAGAAACAAATCCAAGTTTTTCAGAGGTTATGGAAAGTTTAAATAAGGAGGGTATCATTAATGAAGACCTTATTTTAACTATGAAATACTATGGTAAAGACAAAATTGATGAGGTAATTAACCACGAATTGGATTATAACTTTGATTACTTTGCTTGGCGTTCACTACAAGAGATGTATCTCCTAAAGAACTCAAATGGTGTGTCAGTTGAAAGACCTCAACATATGTATATGAGAGTCGCGTTATGGGTTACAAAATCTTTTGAAGAGGCTGTTGAATACTATAATTCCCTGTCAAACCAACTTATTTCCCCTGCAACTCCTATTATGATTAATGCGGGAACCAAAGTACCTCAACTAGCATCTTGTGTATTACACTACAATAACGACGACTCAAGAGTAGGTTTGTTAGACACATTAAAAGACATCTCAACATATTCATCAGACGCCGCAGGTATCGGACTTTGTATGAGTAATTTAAGGTCAAAAGACACTCGTATCTCTTCATCAGGTGGATTTGCAGGTGGGTTATTAAAGTATCTTAAAATCGTAAATGAATCATTGAGGTTCTTTAACCAACAAGGAAGAAGACCGGGAAGTGCCGCTATCTATATTGAACCTTGGCATAAAGACATTTTTGACCTTTTGGATATTAAGAAAAACACAGGTCCTGAAGAGTTAAGAGCGAGAGACCTTTTCACATCTTTATGGTTACCTGATAACTTTATGAGAGCGGTTCGTGAATCATCAGATTGGTATTTATTCTGTCCTGATGACATTAGTAAAGCGGGATTAAAACCACTACAAGAATGTTACGGTGAGGAATACGAAGAAATCTATAACAAGGCGGTAAGTTTAGGGTTAGGTAAAAAAATAAAGGCTCAAGAATTATGGTATAAGATTATCGAATCACAAATTGAAACTGGCGTTCCATACCTTTGCTCAAAGGACAACGCAAACAAAAAGACAAACCATCAGAATATTGGTGTAATCAAACAATCAAATTTGTGTAACGAGATTTACCAATACACTGATGAAAAAACTACAGCGATTTGTACACTATCGTCTATGATTTTGAAAAACTTCATTGAAGACGGTAAGTTTAACTTCCAAAGATTGTTTGAAGAAACCCGTAAGGTAGTAAGAGCACTTAACAAAGTTATCGATATCAACTATTACTCAACCGAAAAAGGTAGAAAAGGTGGTTTAGAACAAAGAGCAATCGGTATCGGAACTCAAGGATTGGCTGACGTATTTTATTTAATGGATTATGTTTTCACTTCTGATGAAGCAAAGAAACTAAATAAAAACATCTTTGAAACCATCTATTACGGAGCGATTTACGAATCAAATAACTTATGCAAAACCGCAGAATATTTACCGTATGACTTCTTTAAAGGGTCACCAATGTCCCAAGGAATATTCCAATTTGATATGTGGGGATTAAATGAGAGTGATTTGTCAGGAATGTGGGATTGGAACTCACTTAAAGAAAGTGTTAAATTCTTTGGTGTTTGTAATTCACTTACCACCGCTCAGATGCCAGTTGCGTCATCAG